CTTTCCTACTGCTGTAGCGCCAATCTGAGTGGCTGTCGCAAAATTACCTATAAAAGGTACATCAGCTAAGCGACCAGCGACATCAGCAATTGCAGAAGCAACCGTAGAGACAGGTCCTCCAGACGAATATTCATCCTTCTTAATACTCGGTCTAGGACGGGTCGGAACTTTCGGTTTAACCACAATAGAATCCTTTCCCTTCTTCTTAGTCTGTGCAACAAAGGTTGCACTAGGCGTGAGCGTAGGGAAAGCTAATTCAACTTCTGTCATGTGTGCCCAAATAGTTATTTGGGGTGGATCTAAAGGATTGCCATTTGATGTGGCAATATCCTTAAGAGCCAGGAAATGTAAAATACCCACCTCTGCGCCAGAGGTGGACGTTAAATCAATCCAATTATAGGGAGAAATATAAGGAATGCTCAATTCATTTATATAACTGGCTGAAGGCTCAATAAGCACATGAGGTAATTGACTAATACGACGAGTATCAGTACCAATTACTGTCGATGTACCATTGAGGGGCTCATATGCAGCTAACAGGCAACCATATTGAAATGGTGTACCATTAACTGTAATCTTCAGGTGTAATCTCCCTCTCATATTTCTAAAATAATCCGTCTTCGTCTTCACTGCGGCGTTGTTTAAAAATAGAGCAAAAGGATCAATATGAAATTTAGTTAGGGGGTTGACCCAACTAAAAGAATAGATGTCGACTGGACGAGCAAAAAACTCATCCAAGCTATGATTCATGACATTATTAGATATTAGATCAGGAGCTTTGCCAGGCAAAGTAACTTCTCTAGTTTCAGAATTATTCACGAATTCGACTGTTTGGGCTTGTTCATTAGGAACAAAAACCTCTTTTGATTCTAAACTTTTATTATCGGTATCGTCATTGTGTGTTTTTCATAAATTGGCTGATAACCAAAATATAAATTCACCGATTAAGGTAACCACTAGTCCTGTTGTAAAACCCATTGAGACTTTACCAAGGTCTCACTACCTCAATATATAAACACCGGTTTCCCGGAAACGGACTATATGTTTATATTATTGAAAATAGGGGTAAAAATTGGGGCGAGGGAGCTGAGTAACTCCCTGAAGGGGACTGGCCCACGTTCCAGCCGCCCTGGGGGGGGAAGAGGAGCCGAAGCCCCTCTATCCCCATACGGGTCTGGAGTATTTCGTCATATATCTACTCCAGACCACATCGAAAGAGCATACCATCTCTGGTACACCCAAAACATCAGCACACTGTTCTATCATTGGCAGGTATTCATTGAATACATCTCTACCATGAAAGACAAACTCATCTCTAGCACTCATAAATGCACTAATATTTTGCTCTCTTTCGGTTTCTCGATTGGATCTAATCCCGTAACATAACCCTTTAGCTATACTTTCTAAAGCCAGAGGGGATAATACTACTCCTAAATCAGAGTCTTTTACAAACTTCCTCTTTAAAAAAGTTATCTCACTCAATTTCCTATACAGAACAGTGTCACTATTCTCGTCCTTCGTGTCTAAAGTGTAAGTCACACCAAAAGACTGAAGTTCTTTAGCAATACGGTCCTGATTAAATAAAGGACAAGAGTCAGAAACAGTCATTACGTTATCATCTCCATAAGTAATCATGCGTACATAATTAGAGAATTTCTTCTCAGGATACAATCGTTTAAAAACAGTTCGCATATATAAACAATTAACTATTGAATTGATAGTACCTGTAATCCAATTCCCTGATGTATTACCTCCTACAGAAGCAAAAATATCAGTTTTCATCATTTGAAAAGGATAAGCTAGAATTTCTCTCATAGCACACATTACATTAATTTCGTCTTGATTATAGCCTTTGGACTTGGCAATATCAATCAAGCCATTAATAGCGACTCTAATGTATTCCGGTGATAAAGTCTTATCAAACTTCTTATAGTCACCAGCCACACAATTCTTAAAATAATTGAGATGGTGATATAAATCTCCCCACTCATAAGAACAGTGTACTACACCGATCGCACTTTCTGACCTAATAAATTGGTTTTGCAAGAATGCAACAACAGGTCCAAAATACTGTTTGCCAATAATATTTACTAAAAAATTATGGCAATTAAAGGATCTTATAGAAGCGTTTTTATTCTTCTTCGATTTCACAGGTTCGTCTTTTAAGAAAATCTCACTCACAAAGCAAGATAATCTTCCTTCCTGAAACATCCTCAAGATCCTCTCATATTCAAGATGGATTTCGGGTTTAAATACCCTATGATTTTCATCAATAATATCAAAGAAAGCCTCTTTAACACACTGGTAAGGTGGTCCAGCTCCTTTATCAAAGTTAATGTGATCGACAAATCTCACACCTTCGATACCATTGATAGCATCCTTCAAAGAAAAAGGTTTTAAATTTCTCTTGTTCATTCCAACTAAGTTAGTTTTTAACTCGAGAAAATGTTCCCAACCTTCTTCATAAGGAAAAGTATGCACAGCATTTGAAATTGCAAGAGTATTAGTTCTATAATTACACAAATACTGCCCATCAATCTTTCTAGAATTGAAAATAGGCGCTTCTAATTTCAAAGGAATCCAATCCTGCACCACTTGTATACAAGGTCTCTCATAAAAACCTGAGGTCGTTGTTCTATTCTTAAAACGAGTGCTTGTACCAATAACTTCTATATTCCTAAAAGGAATGTTGTTTTTATACATATGCACAAAGTCAGAATTAGGACTCAGTCCCTGTAATTTAAACTCAGTGATATCATTAGTCAGATCTCTTTGAATCATTATAGTCTCCTTAAAGCCAATTTTTTGATACTTTACTTCTAATTCAAGTAGGGCTTCAGCCAGAGCTCCATGGGATACAGAAGTCCCAATACCAGAGTAAGTGGAATCGTTTAAGAAACTCTTTCCTCCAGCACAATGGATTCCATGAATAGCAGAACCGTTGGGTAATTTAATAATATTAACTTTCCCACAGTCTCCATCCTTGGTTTCTAACTTGTACTCTAATAAACCAGTCAACTTAGTACCATTTAAGTGAAGAGACATATCATCCACTGTTCTACTTCCAGTGGAAATCATATCTTTAGCACTAATATGGTAAGCATCAAATAATCGACCTTCTGATATACTAGTGTCCAAAAAATATCTTAAAAGATTTTTATTGTGTGGACCCAGTAATCTAAAGACCGCAATATCTCTAGTTTCGTCAAATGCCACTAAGGAACTATCATAATTGAAATCCATCTCCTCATCATGTACCATTAAACCATCAGCTAAAACTTTAGTTTTACATCGGGTTACAACACACAACTTAGGAAAATGCTTCAAAGTATGACAGTTAGTAATGTAATAATCTGCGCAAATACCCAAGATATGGACATCCATCTCTTTATCGGGTTTATACAACAACTTAAACATATTTCCTTTGACCTTCTTAGCTAACTGAGATAAGGTAGTGCCTCTTTGAGTATCATTAGTCTCAATCTTCTCTTTATTCTTTTTAGTCCAAAAATCATTTTCCAGATCGGTGGCAGACAATTTGTTATAAATCGTATGACCTACCAGACCTGTAAGAATAATAATAGAACCAAACTTGATGGCATTTTTCACTTCAGAGGTCGTTATAAATCGTCTAAAACGATCATCAACATGCTGAGGCTCAAAATAATGGGGTTTAGTACTAAATCTCCATTTTGACATCACATCATAAGAAGAAGGAACGAAATACAAAATCCAATACCAGACGAGATAAGCCCACATAGCTTTCTTCAAAAGACCCTGTTCTTTCAAGCAAGGTCCTTCATGAAACTTGTAGCAGTTCGTACATAGTGTGGAAGTATAAACTTCGTTCAACAATTTATGCATCTTACCAGAGTTTTTGGAATGCGTAGTTGCAATACCATAAATATACTCTAAATACTGGTATCTGTCTAGCAAGTCATCTCCACCAGATTCAGCAATTATTTGTTCACTTAACAAATGTCTATTGTTGTACCCTTTAGGATTATAACGGACATATTTAACAAATTTTCCGTTCATGACTGCCCTTTCAATGACAAACCACCATGCATCATCGTTAATATCGACTTTAGACACACTAGCGTCTTTTAAAGCATTGATAGCGGGATCATCTCTCTTATGATCTTTAACATAAACTGAGACTACCCACTTCCAACGTCTCAAAACAGCAGCAGGGGTTGTAGCATAATAGGAAGAATTCAAATGCTTTGTATTAGTTGTAGAGATAATAATCTTAAATCTTGCAAAGATTTTACCTTTTCTCTCCAACTCCGCTTGCGGAGTAGCATATTGAATCTCATTATCATACTTTATAGTCTTCGTAATAGGATTATAGGATGTTTTAACATTAGTACTGCTTGCAGCTAAATCATCAATAAAACAAGTATGTTGATGATTTCCTAAACCAGAATCATATTCATTATCATCCTGGTCAGTATAAATGTATTTTGTGCCTGAAGGCAATCCCATTGCAGCAACACACGGATTGTGAGTTAATGCTGTAATCATAGACTTACCAATATTAGGAGGACCATATAATAAAATCATTAAAGGTCTTTCCTTCATAGTGGTGGATATATCTTCAGTAAACATCATAGTTTTCTCTCTCTTCAATTCACGCAATAATTTGGTAACCTCAAATCGAGCTAAATCACCTTTCTCCTCCGATAAACGAAGAAACTCCTCTCCTCTAGAAATCAACTCATGTAGATAGGAATCATCTTCAAAAGTGTCATTATAAGAGTGAAATTTACGGTTCTCTATAAAATCTGTGACTTCAGTCCACCAGGTGTAATAAGGATTATCACTACCTAGAAGAGCCGAATAATCGCCAGAGGTGAAAAAATGGTAAGATCTCTCTCCGATATACATCAAAAAAGAGAAAATCTCTCCAAATATATTCTTAGAAAACTTGTCTTGATAACAATAAGTTTCAAAACCCGTAATCGCCTCTTCGATTTTAGTAGGAAGAAAACTCTTAAATTTCAAAATAAGAGGAATACAGACCATGCCCTTAATTATATGTCTTAATCGCACACCTGTTTCTGAAGTTTCCAATCCTTGTAAGGATATAGAACCTAATGTGGTCAGAGTTAAAAACTCTTCAACCATCTTCACGACGTAAGATTTAATAAGAGCGGCTAAGTCTCCAATTACATTCGTCATAAACGTTACTACGTTCATTGAGAATATTTCTTTGGACATAAAGCCTCTTTTAAACTCATAAATATTACCTACAAGATTTAAGACATTAATAAGAACCTTAACAGTGTCACCAGTTGTACCATCAGATATAGATGATAAACAGGAAGACAATTTGTTAATGGTCTCATGTTCTAGGGTAAGAGGAACAAAATACAAAGAGTTCTTAGCGGACTCTAAAATACCACCCTTCTTTGTCCCTTGTAATTCATAATAATCTGAATAGGACAAAGTAGAGTATTCAAACTCACCCTCTGCGTCTACTAAGGAACGAATCTCCTTTAATAAACGCACTTTCTCCATCATTTGAGTCAAACACTTCCGCATCAATATGTGCTCGAAACTTAATGATGGAATTATAGACGATTCATCTGTAGAATTATCAGTCTCTTGACCAACTACAGGTACTACGTCTTTAAATACCAATTTAACCTCACTTGGAGTGTAACCTCCAAAATTAGCGATACTTGGTACCACGCAAGCAGAAAAATATTCCATGTGTTTATTATACACAAGGATTCTTCCATACTTGACTCTTTTGCCAAACTCTTTCTTCTTACTCTTACTAGAAGAGTTGAAGATAGATTTAGCTGAACTCAACTTCGAATTGATCTCAGTAAAAAAGACAAATCTACCAATCATAATAGTATTCCCACTACGGGTATCATAATTGCATCTGTTACTGTTAAACTGATCTGCAAAGGCCGGTTGTAAAGAGATTGGACAAACTTTTACATTATCTAAGATTTTGATAAAGTTAGCCCAACTCGATCCGACCTGCTTATTGGATGTCTGTAATTTACACCAAAGAATCCACTTGTCAAAGATATACTGCAAGAAGGAGACAAACAATGTTAAGTTTTTGGAAAACCAAAATCTTTTGTTCAATCTCTCTCCTGTATAATTCTTAGTCAAATAGACTCTGCCTCTTTTATTAATCCAAATAAACAACTTGCAATTTACGGGAGTATCCGAATCCCGATTCAGATAATAAGCAAACAAATGCTTGAATTCCTGAGATTTGCAAAAAGGTTGGACAATCTCTTTGTAATTTCCAGTTAAGGTTGCGGCATTAAAAGCCGTCTTTAATACTAAACTGTATGTAGCGGAAGCAAAAGGGGTCCCTGGGATAGTACGCGGAATCTTGCTAAACGGACGTACTTCGCATTGGTCTTGCGAGGGGAGAGGGCTGCTCTCATGGCGTTCGGTAGATTAACAACACACTTGCCAAAGTGTATCATTCGGGCCAGGGTGGCCCAACCGGGATCTTCAAGTGACCAAAAAGAAAATCCCATTACTGCAAAAAATGCAGCTACTCGTCCGATGGATTATGTCGGACAAGAATAAATAGCCTGCCAAGTAAAAATTGTGTTATTTCACAAATAAAAAACTCTATTAACAATACTTAATACTTAAAAAATAGTAAGCACGCTTTCAAGTAAGCTATAACCCTTTTTATAGGGTTACAGCCAGTAATCATTTACAAAATGTGTGTGTGGGTGGCTAACC